ATTTCTCAAATGCTTTAGCGTCACCATCAAACAATTCAGCAGCAATTGCTCTGTATGGTCCAGTGTAAGCATTGAGTTTTTCTTCGATAGTACCAGGCAAGTAACCTACATCTCGTGTAGGAACAACTGATCGAATGATATGCAGTTTATCATACGGTGTGCTTTTGTTCATGACTTCTTCGAGTGCTAGATACATTGCAAGAAATGTTTTACCAGTTCCGGCTGTACCTATCATCGCAAGATTGTCACCACTTTTCCATGCGTCAAACACTTCTGACTGGTGAACAGTAATGGGCTCTATTGTTATTAAGTCATCGATGCGAATGTGCATCGATTCGCTATTATTAGATTTAGATTTTTGCATTATGTATTAATCGTGTTTTTAATATATCGACTAGAACCTTTCTTTATTTTGTCAAGGTGACTTTTCCAATCACTCGACGTTTTGTTGATAATATTACCAACATGAGTCACAAGACTGGGTGCACCTATAATCTGTTCCCATTCGCCTTCGTTGACTAGCTCTTGCATTTGAGAGATTGACAGAAGCATATCTTCAATCTCACCAGTTTTTTTATTTTGCATTGTATATATCGGCATAAATTATAACCTTCAAATCTAATGAATCAAGTGAGCCAACAAACGCTGGCTCACTTGTAGATAACGGATCACCCCCTTAATTCGACTTGCTCTATTGCAGCATCTAAAAATGATTGTTTTCGCGATAGTTTATGTGCTATATCCACTTTACCCTTTTTCTCTAGCTTGTGAATATAATGACCTAGTTCTCGCGAATCTTTTTTTAATCTTTCTAGTTGTCTTGCTTGTATCATAGACGCTCCTTAGTAAGTTCAAATTAATTTTGAATTAGATTTGGAAATGCCTCCTTTACTAGTGCTTTGGTTAAACCTTTGACAGGGCTTTGTTTATTGATCATATTAATAAGAATCTCTGCATCTTTAGGATGAATCGATTCGAGCATATCGATAAACATTCTTTCTCTACGAATAGTATTTAATCGCTCGCTTTCTCGAAAGCCTTTGACAAAATACTTGAAATTGAGATGCTGTTTCAGCAGTGAGGATGGTGAAGATTCTGGTACATTAGGAGTGTAAGGAGGTGTGCCACCAGGAAGATTCCACTGAATGGCTTCGTCAAAAGTGCCTCTAAGTACATCTAACAAAGGCATGATTTCATTTTTACGCAGAACCTCAATCTTATCTTTTTTAGTAGACGCTTTCTCAAATGATTCAAAAATTTCAAAGACTTGTTGTCTGTTTGTAATTGCCATAAGTAATTTCCATGATGATATTCTCAACCGACGCGCGGTGAATTTATTCTATACTTCATAACGAAAAATGTCAATAGTTATTTTCGGTTTCTTTCTTGATCGATCCAGTCTTTTGCTATGTTATTCTTTACTTCTGTCTTTGTAAACTTACTTATATCTTTATAAGCACGCAAAGTTTCGTTTCTGAAGTCTTTGCCTCTTGAATTGTCTACAACATGAAAGTTTGCGCTTCCAAATAGCTGCTGGAACGCTCCTACGTTCTTCTGGACATCTTTCCAGTAAGTTTCGACTTCTGCATCGGGTAAAGATCTTTCGCGTTGCCTGTTGCGTTCCAGAGCGGTTTCCAGATCGGTATTGACAAAGATCATAGCAACATCATAGCCAAGTTTCTTCACTTGGACAATCTGCTTCTTGACTTTCTCAACGTCTTTTCCAGTACCGTCAATGACAAGGCCAAGGCGACCTTGAATGTATAGCTGTTCTTTTTTGCCTGTCAGTTCTTTGGCTCGACCACGTAATTCTTGTCCCTGAACAGAGAAGATATTTTCGGGCGACATCTTCAAGCCCGCTTTGCGCATGGCTGCTTCAAATGCATCGTCTGAGTTGACAACGCGATAGCCTAATGCAGGAAGACCAGTCTTTCCTACAATGAATGACTTGCCTGAACCTGGACCACCCGCAAGAAATACTGCTTTGAAAATCGCAGGATCGTTGACACCTTCGCCTATAAAATGTTTGAATGAAAGCATATCACTCTCTTGACAGATCAATATAACTTATTTATACTTTAGATGTTTTGAATGAATCTTACAACCAATAAAATCATTATAGAAATCATCGCGAAGGAGAACATCTTGCGCAAATTGTTCCTTTGCTTCATAGTAAGAGCATTCACCTTTAGTCTTACAAAGATGTATAATGTCGCGCCTAAAATGAATACCTCCCTCAACAAGATGAGTAACAGCTTGCGAAGAACCGTAGTAACTTTTCCAATTAGATTCAACTTTTATTCTCTTTCTACGCAATCTTGTTTTTGTTACAGGAAGTATTTTAGAAGCCCAAAATAACTTTTTGCCGATATACTTTTTATTCTCGGTTAAGTTAGTCAAGCAATAAACAAACCCAACATAAGACTTTAGAAAGTCTTCGTCAGGATCAAAAACTTCATCATTATAATACCAAGGATTTTCTACATATTCTCCCACTCTACCTCCGTGCCACACATGGGACAAACTAGTGGTTTCTCATCTATATCTATAATCACTAGTTCCATCTCTGTTTCGCACATCGGACATTCTAAAACATATTCGAATTGTTCGTCTTCTAAAGTCATAACTTTACCTCATATCAGTCATTCCATCCCCAATCACCTTCCATACCAACAACAGAGTATTCAGTAACGCGCTTCTCAAAGAAGTTGTCGTGAGACGCGCCGTTCAGGACCCAATCCAACCAAGGTAATGGATTATCTTTTTGTCTAAACTTAGTTTTCATACCTAACTGTAGCAAACGTCTGTCAGCAATGTGACGAATATACTTTCTAACTTCTTCTCTCGTCATACCTTCGACATCGTTGCCTTTGAATGCAAGATTGATAAATTTATCTTCAAGATCCACAGCATCTTTTGCCATAGCGTAAATCTTTGATTTCAGTTCATCGTTTACGATTCTAGGATGTTCTTCACAGAAAGTTCGAAATAGCTTTGCATTTCCTTGTACGTGCAGAGTTTCATCTCGAATACTCCACTCGACAATTGTTCCCATACCTTTCATCTTGCCAAATCGTTGAAAGTTAAGCAACATCACAAATGAAGCAAACAGTGACATACCTTCATTGAATACAGATTGTGCTAGCGATAAAGCTAAACCAGTCTGCGTTGAAGTGTCGCCTTGCTTCATAAAGTCAATCTTATCTGCCATTTCTTTGTATTCAAGAAACTTGTGGTAGTCTTCGTCTGGTAGACCTAGTGTATCATTCAGCAAAGCATAAGCTCTTTGGTGCACCGCTTCACGCGACGCAAAAGAAGAAAGCATATTTCTTACTTCATTGTTCTTGAATCGAGGAATCAACAGTTCGTGATAGTTCTCGCCCACTTGAACATCTGATTGAGTAAACAGTCTTAGAATATGAGTGATAAACTCTTTCTCGCCTTCTGTCAGTTTAGTTTTCCAATCGTGAACGTCTTCTGACAACTCTGCTTCATCTTCAATCCAATGAATTTCTTCATGTTTCTTAGCGAGTTCTACCGCCCATGGATACATAAACGGGCGATAGGTTTTCGAAAATTGTAATAGTGCCATAATATTATCCTTCGCAAGCTCGGCATTCGTCTGATTCTTCAACTGTATCCGTTGATTGAGAGAAATGCTTCATTAAATCGTCATAACCACCAATGTATTCACCGTCAAGATAAATTTGAGGCACAGTCTTTACATCTCTACCTGTAACTTCAGCCGCAGTTTTATTGATGACTTCTAGATCTATATATTCGAATTCAATACCACGAAGTCTAAGTTCTTCGAATGCTTTCTTACAGAATGGACAACTGCTCTTACCATAAAGAATCGACCGTTTGTCATCTTTCAATGCTACACGTTCGACTTTTTCTGAAACGTTTTCTGCTCGCGACTTAGCTTCGGTTCTCAGATAATACAAACCCTTGAGACCTTCTTGCCATGCTTTGATATGCACTTTGTTGACATACGATTTCTGTGCGCCAGAAGGAAAGAATAGATTGACAGATTGCCCTTGACAAATAAATGGTTGTCTGTCAGCGGCATGAATGATGATCCAGTTCTGATCGATCTCATCAGCAGTCTTATAGACATTCTTTTCTTCAGCAGTTAAAAATTCAAGATGTTGAACAGAGCCTTTGTGCGTAATAATAGACGACCAAACTTCGTCAGTATTCTTACCTTTGCTCTTTAGAATTCTTTCAAGATGCTGATTCTTTACTAGAAACGATCCTGCTCTTGTTCTATGTGTGTATGCGTTGGCTTTGTATGGTTCAATAGACGGGCTTGTTGACAAGATAATTCCTGAAGACGCATTGGGAGCGATTGCCAACAAATGCGCATTTCTTTTTCCGTATCCTTCACCATCGGGATATTCTCCTCGTTCTTCAGCGAGAAGTTCTGTTTCTCTGACGGCTTCTGCTTTGATATGAGTAAAAACAGCGAAATTGAGTTGGGTTGCAGCATCGCTTTCCCATGCGATTCCATGCTTTTGCAGCAGTGAATGGAATCCCATTGCTCCGAGACCGATGGATCTTTCGCGATAGGCACTGAACTTAGCTCGTCTAATTGTATCTGGGGCGTGATCGATAAAATACTGCAAGACGTTATCGAGCATCCTAATAAGATCGCGCACAATTGAGGTATCTTTCCATTCATCATAAAATTCCAGATTCAAAGAAGATAGACAACAAACAGCAGTTCTATCTGGTCCAGTGGGAAGATGAATTTCATTACAAAGATTCGAGCCATGAATCTTCAAACCTTTCTCTTTCAATGCTTGAGGCAAATCTTCATTGGCCGTGTCAATAAAGTTGAGATAAGGTTCACCCGTTCGAAATCGAATTTCGAGAATTCTTTCCCACAACTTTCTTGCATTGATTGTTTCTTTTACTGTGCCATCTTTAGGATCTCGAAGATCGAAATCTAGATTTTGAACAACAGCAGTCATGAACTCATTAGTCAAATTGATTGCATTGTGAAGATTCAAAGCTTTGCGTTGAACATCACCTGTAGGAATTCGAATGTTGAGAAATTCAAGAATGTCTGGATGCGACACGTCCATGTAAGCAGCATAAGATCCTTTGCGAGTCTTACCTTGCCTATATGCGATCATATCAGCATCAACAGTGTGCAGAAACGGAATAGGACCAGGGGCAATGTCGCTTACCGTGCGAACGTCGCTCCAATGCCCGCCTACGCCGCCACCATACACGGATAGCCATCTAAGCTCGCTAGAGTGATCAATTAAGCCTTCAAGCGTATCAGGAACATAGGTAAGAAAGCAGGAGATTGGCAAGCCTTTTTGCTTCTTGTCACCATTAGGTGCATTCGACAATACAGGAGAAGCAAACATA